TCTCCAACTCTTTCATTTTGTTTTGCTGTTCCATCATAGCGGATTGCTGTTCTGGAGTAGGCTGACCCTGTTGTGGCGGAGGCGGTGGGGTTAAGAAATCATCAACATTCTGATATCCCATAGCCTTAATAAGAGCCGCACCAAGGTTGTACATATTTTGTTCTGTTACGATAGGTAGCCCACCCTGCATAGCCTGTGACGCAAATGAAAGCATCTGTGATAGATGAGCCATCTGCTGATCTTTAGAACCATTACCAAGAGCAACCGAAACAGTACAGTCCATCTTATCACTCCACATATCGGGACGTACTGGAACCCACTCATTGCGTAACATAACAACACGTTCTTTATCCTGATACTTTAAAAGAAGTTCATAGATACAGTTCATTAACTGTTTAACGCCTGTCTCTGCGAACTGACGGGCAATTAACTCAACCCTACTCTGGGCATTGGTCATCACTGCATTCACTGCTGTGGCCGTTGTGTGGCTTGTGAGAGCGTCTGCGTTAATACCCTGTGTATTTTTGTTTACACCAGACCTTGCTTCCCTTACCTCATCCAAGTATCCAAGCATCTGGAATGAATATGGCTCAAGAGGAGGAGTAGCCAAAGGCATGACTGCATTGGGTGATTTAACTCTGACAATACCACCCGGGCGTTGTGTAAGAAGATCGTCAAGGTTTGCCTGACCTTCCATTACAGCATAGCGACCAAAGTTCTGGTTATAAGCATTGTCCATCAAGTTACGCATAAGCGTAGACTTAATTAACTGTAAATCCATTACTAAATCTGCAATAGATAAACCAAAAAATTTATGCGGGATTTTTAAAGGAGTAATACTAACAAAAGGTTTTTTATCTATCTCTTCATTAGAGAATATATAACTACCTACACTGCATACCTTTCTAAGTTCTGCAATACCATCTTCATCGTAATCTGTTTTTATAAATGACTCATGTAGCCAATATTCCCTTAAAGCCTCTTCCTCATTTCCACCAAACCCATAATTTTCTGAGTCATCAAATTCGTATCTTGATAATCTTTCTGCACTAAAGTAAGCGTCATCATCGCCACTTCCCAAATCTTCTGGGCCAAAGTCCTGATCTGGATACATGATCCTAAGTTCAGATAAAGTTTTTCTGACGCGATGACAAACAAACCTAGCATCTTCTATGCTCTTGGCTTCTCTTGAAATAAGAAACTCTTCAGGCGGTACGTTTTCAATTCTAACCCTGCCGTCATAATTTGTTCTAACAATAACAACATCGTGATAAGGTTCTGAAATACCGTCTTCACTTTCAATTACTGTATGTTCAAGAACTTCAACATCATCGTTTGTAATTAAATAACCAAACTCCATATCAGAAAGGTTCTGATACTCTTCTCTTTGCGGTTCTTCGTACTCATCCCACCAAACTTTTACAATTCCATTTTTCTGGAGAAGTGCATCGTGGAACCACGAATACATAATCTCCCAACCATTATTATCTTTAGAAAATACATAGTTAACATAGTCTGTTGCTTGTGCGGCGGCATCTACATCTTCTGGGCCATGCGGTGTAAACTTAACAAACTCGTCACCAGAGCCAAAGATACGCATAAGACTGGGTTTAATCCATTCGATAGTGTCTTGTACAGTAGAGTCAACGTACTGACTGCGACCATCCACCTCATTACCAAACGGTAGCGCATAGTAATACTCTTGCGCTTTCTCACGTTGTTCTGATATCTCACCGTCATAACCCAGAGAATCTGTGATCTCTGCGTTAATCTTTGTTAATAGTTCTTGTTCGCTGTCAGACAATGCCGTAATTCCTATATGTTAAATCGCTAGTCCATTCTGGGTCTGAACCCGCAATGGCGTGTCGTTGTGACTGAAAGGCGTAACGTGTGGCAGACATCAAGTCATCACGAAGTGCGACTACCTTACCTTCCTTTCTGTGATACATTCTGTATTCTTCAAACCAGTGGGGTAGTGTGTTAAATACTTTAAACTTACCTGCTTCCATGCTTTGTAGCATAGCCATAAGCCCTTCTTCTACTGAGTTAGAACCTTTGGTTTGCCCCAAGCCCGGAGGATTGGTAAAGTGTTCAAGTCTAAAGTTACAGCCATGACCCCTGTACTGCTCTGCAAGTCCGGGGTTTCCCATGCTATCCCTGCGATTTCCGTCATGTGGGTAGGCTATGGGAATAAAATACGGTCGTTGCCGTATAACCTCAGAGTGTACAGCGGGGCTTGCTTTGGATGCTCTGTAGCAATCGTAAATGTAAAAGGTCTCACTTTCATTATCTACGGCACACCAAACTACTGCGGTCGGGTGATCCCAACCAAAATCTATAGCGGCTATTCTAGGCCAATGATCCTGTATCTCTATAGGATCAATCATTAATTTTTCTTCTGGTATTGGGAAGATAAGACCTGACCCAATAGAAGGTCTACCAAAGCGGCGCATTTCACGTTCATGCGGCGAATAGGCAGACAGAATCTGTTCCATAACGTCATCGTTAAGATGACCTTCCTTACCTCTTAAGGTCTTAACGTGTTCACTAGCGTCATCCCATGTGGCGTTAGTAAGACTCTGACCTTTCTTTATGTCGTTCATAAAGGCGGCTACAGTCTCTGTCATACCGCTTTCTGGGGTAAATGTCATGTAGACCATTCCTTTTCTATCCAGAGTTCGTGTAACGGCCTGTGAGTAGAGTTCCCTACTAGGCTCTTCGTCTAGCCATACAACGTCAACAGAGCGTCCCTGCCACTTGTCTACACCCATCTCATAGGCTTTGAAGTGTAAAGAAGAGTTCTCCCCAGAGGTATGCCGTATCAATGCTACGGACTTGGCGTTTGGTACTCCGGGTTTACGTTCCGTTTTTATTATATTTTCTTTTGGAATCGCGCCAGAGCCAAAGGCTTCAGGGTCATCAGGAGAACCCAATAGTTCTGCTTGTACAATGTCTCTGGTTGTTTCGTTAGAGACACCACCTGCCCAAGCCGTAATAGGCTTGTAGAATTTTTTGCCTGTCCACCACTCAGGGTATATGCCTGTTAGGTGATAAGCCATCTCAGCCGCACCACAATAAGATTTACCTATTCGGTTAGCCGCCATCAATAAGCGTTGGTTATGTTCAAACCCTGTGGCGTGGAAGTCTAGTTGATACGGATAGGGATCATAGAAGGATATCTTCTCAAATCTCTGTCGTTTCTTTAACTCCTTGGCTAGTTCTACCGCTTTTTCTACATCCACTAATTTAATGGCCCTATAAGGGACTCCAGTTCCTTCTGTAACTCTTCTGTAGATTTACCCTCTACACTGGTGACGGTCTGCTCTACCTTGTCTGTAGGCTTCATACCTGCCCTGTCAAGGATATCTTTTACCGCCCCCAATTTTACAGACTCACTTTCTGCGTTTTGTGCTAGATTTTGCAAGACAAGCAGTGCGGCAGGGACAGCATCCTTAATTAATTTTCTGGTTCTGGCTTCAATCTCTGAGGTGAACTGGTTCTTTAATTCATAGCCCCTTTGCTTGGGATGCGAATAACCTGCCATCTCAGCGGCTTTAGCCGCATTACCATGCAGACAGTATTGGTCTATAAATATTTCTTGTTTATCTGTTTTCATGGATTTAACAATTTTCTAATTAGTTGTTCAGACCTTATTTGTCTGTAATCAAGAAAAGGGTCTAACCTATTTCCTTTCCTCTTTCTTTCTAGTTGGCTTTTTTCTTCTGTGGTTGGAGTGTAGTAAACAAGGCTATGCTCAAAATCTCCATCTGTTATGTTTTTGTATTTTGCTATATCTTCTGGTGAATATTCTTCATAAGTCCAAGAGCCTTGAGGTGTTTTATAATACTTTCCCTGCCCTACTGTTGGATAACCCCAATCAATTCCATTTTGAAAAGGTTGAAACATTGTATTTTTATGGGGATTACCTCTGTAACCTAAAATACCCATTGTTTTTTCTAAGTCTCTATTCTTACCGTAATTTCTTTTGTAAGCCGCAGTTCCAAAATTTTTATTAAATAACTGCGAGGATTCATCTTCCTTTTTATCTTCTCTATCTCTTAGCGTAATGCCTAACGCTTCCATTCTTTTTCTAAGAGTTCCATGCAATCCTTCATGCTGTATTATGCTTATGGGAGTTTTTCCGCTTGGAAATAGAAATCCACTTTGAGTACTAAAAGCCCCCTTTATTCTATCCCCCAAATTATTACTTATTACACTTGGATATCTGTTAAATGCCGTTAAATATCTAGGGTCAACTCTACCCGCTATTGCTTGCTCCCATTTTTTTCTTGATAATTGATTGCTCATAAAATGGCCTGAGTGAGTTATATTAGAATGTGCTTATAAAGGGTATTTTACCCCGATGGTGAGTGGGTCGGATATATTACGTTATCGTAAAAACTAAAGGGGGTGCGAATGCGAATCATTCTCATTAAGATTGCCCCTCCCACACGTTGCGAAGCCGTTACCCTTGCCGACTTGACCGGAGCCGCCCAGTGCCAGAAAATTCTAAAAATTCTGCGTAAATTCTGGGGCTAGAATCATCCGTCTATTAGTAGCCAATTAAAGACGATTGCTTTCGGTGGTGTGTGTGTGCGTGGCTACAATGTACAGAACACAAGACACCCAGTCATTAACTTAGTTTATGCCCCTATAAATTCTTTATGATTTACCGTATGCTATCCGTATGCAATACTCTCTAGCACTTAAACAAAAGGGAATAAAGACAATGATCCAACAAATCAAAATCAGCAAAATGAGCGGTAAACTACAGGGAATTGGGGCAATCAATACCGATACCACTACAAACGATTTTTGTATCCGTCAGAAGTCTACTGATACCATATGCGGAAAATGCTATTCGCATAAGATGCTAACCACGTTTAGGAAATCATGTGTTCCTGCCTTTCAGCATAAT